GCTATTTCACGAAGTGTAATGATAATGTGATCACGATTTTCTGTGCCTTCAACAATATCTTTAGTGATGTCTTCTACAATTTGCGCACAAGCTTGTCGCTCAATAACAACAGCTTCTTTAGTTGCCTGAATTGCCATGGCAACAATTTCTGCTTGTGCTGCTTGTAGCTCAGCGTCAAACTCTTCTTGTGTAAATAGCTTATTGCCTACGCCTTTTGCAAGGAATGCCCTTTGAAAGTCAGTAGTCATTTAATTTTCTTCCATACGTTTTTAACAGCTTCAGGGTACATTTCAATAATCCATTCTTGTAGAATGTTAGCAGGGTTAATGCCAACAGGTAGACCATCTTCATCTCGTAAGTCAGACAAAGCGTTTGCCAGATTTGACAATGACTCTCTTGAAATAGGCGTTGTTGAAGTGTAAAACTCTGGATATGGGTTTAATGATTTCATGTGTTTCTCCACCAGTGAATAGGTTTACGGCGCCCATATTTCATGCGCACTTTAAACTCTTGATAACGAATATAAAGAGACCACTCTTTGGAATGCTGCCTACGTTGACTAGATAGTTTAGTTCTAGCAACACGCAATCTAATTGGTTGAATCATCCCTTTACCTCTTGATATGTATTGCCAACTTTGTAATCACTTACCATTGGCACTTCCATTTGTACTGCATTACACATAGCGTCCATAAGACAATTTGCCTCACGTTCAATATGTTCTTTAGGCGCGCTGATAACAAGCTCGTCATGCACACTTAAAAGTAGTCTACTACCATTTCTTTTCTTTTGGTAGTCTAGCATAGCTTGCTTTGCCTGATCAGCCGCGGAGCCTTGAATCAAAAGATTAACGCCTTTGTAGTCAAACTCACGGCGTCTACCATTGATGATCTTAGGCGGCTCCATCATTACCATACGGCCGCCAATAGTTTTCAAAGGCTGGTTTAACTTATACCTAGTGCGCATAGTTGCTTGCATATCTTTAAGACCCGGCGCAACAGCTGTGGTGTATGAATCCATTAGTGTTTTTGCCATTTCATAATCTACCTCAAGCATTTCACTAATTTTTTTAGGCCCAGCACCGTAAAGAATCGCAAAGCTTACGCCTTTTGAATACGTACGAGATATAGGTACACCTGCTGCCTTTGTCATAAGATTTGCTGCGTAGGTATGCAAGTCAGCACGTGCATCTTCTTGGTACTGCTTCATAAGGTTGCCACCTTCAAAGTGTGCAAAGATACGAAGCTCTTGAGCATTAAAGTCGCATGCAATTAATTGATGGCCTTCGTCAGGCAAAATAAAGCTACGAATTAAAGGCAATGGCGATAAGCCAAGCTCTTCAGGTATCACAATCTCATTCTTACCCATACCGCTAGTAGCATTTTCAGATACAATTTTAGGGTACCTTACTGGTGCATTTTGAAAGTTAGGTGTAGAGCTTAATCTACCGGTTCTAGTGCCACCACGTTCACCTCTAACTGAGTTCCAATTGGTATATATACGACCTGTCTCTTCCGATGCTATAAGCCACGGTTCTATAAACGTAGATAAACAAGTGGATAAGTTGGCGCGGTACCGCAATACTCCTTGCAAAAGTTGATTGGTTAGCATTTCCTCCAGAGCTTCTTTAGTAGCCTGTAATTGGCCTTTGTCCGTGGTAGGCCACTTTTTATTTTTATCCCAATGCTCCGACTGATAAATACATTCAACCAGCTGCTGATCGCTGTCCACATTTAACTCAGGAGAATTAAACAATGCGCGGATCCAAACAGTACATTTTTCAATGTCTATTATTGCTTGCTCTTTTGCAGCAAGTAAACCTTCACGGTCGACTCGAACTCCTAGACGTGAGTTTTCAAGTAACACTGGAATTAATTCCATCTCACGAATATAAGCAACTTGTTGATCTGGTAAAACTTTTGAAATAAGGAATTCATAAAGCTCTGATGTAAGTCGTACGTCAGCCTCAGCGTATCGACCAACTAATTCAACAGGCCCTTTGCTAATGTATGCGCCCCATGTTGATTTCTTTTTCTTTGCTTCTGGCACATGAGTGGTAATCCATTCTTTTAGCTCATCACGCTCATCAGGTGTAGCCAAGCTCCATGTTACCACTAAGTCTTTTAATGACAAAGATCTTACATGGGGGTCATGAAGGAAAGCAAGGATAAGAGTATCATGCAAACGATCAGCAGTCGGAATTGCCAAGCCAAAATGAGTTTCAATAACATCCAAATCAAACATGGCGTTATGAAAACAGATTTCACGGTTACTTGCATAAATTTTAGTAAGAATGTCACTTACTTCATCCCATGAAGAGTTGTTGCCATGTAAATGGTCAAAGGCTAAATAGCCATTGGGGTACTTGCCTTCTGGGTCAAAAATAGCTAGGCCTACCGGTTTTGGCGGATACTTAGGCCTAGCTTCAATACCCTCTGTTTCAAAGTCGAGGAAGACTGGTTTCATGTTATCCTAATGTTTTAAGGTAAGCATCAGCTAAACTGGCTGCAGCAATTACAACATCATCCGCAGACGTAATGTCCTTGGTGATGTTGCCATTGCTAGACAGTGCTAACATAAATTGCAAAATCAATTCTTGTCTAGTTAGCATGTCTTTTCCTTAGAAACGTGTGGACTCAACAGCAGGCTCTTCAACTTGTGGAGTAGAGTCATCTACTATACCGGCTGATGTAATTGCCTTTTCAACTTCTTCACGGCTACGCGCAACTAACGCACTAATGATTACAGGGTCATCAATAGCTTTAAGCATATTGAATGTTACCTTAAATTGCGTTTTTGGATCAGGCACTACAGCAATCTCACTAATCACTGCCAATGGCGGACGACGTAGTGATGCAGCAACTGTTTGTACATAGGTTGCGTAGTTTTTAAGGCTTGTGACCGGTGGACGTAACGCAGCTACCTCTGCAGCTTTAACAGATTCAGCGCTTGTGATTGCATCAGCTGGAATAACTAGCAGACGACGTGTTTCACGGCAAGCCTTGCCTTTACCACCAGTTGGTGATGAGCCCCATTCATTCTTAGGGCAACCTTCACATGAGCTGTGCTGTGGTTGTGGTGAAGCTGAGTTGGGCCCCATGCCTGTTGCAATTGAAGCAATTGCAAAACAATCAGGTCCTACAATCTTGGTTGGATCATAACGAGTTGAGTAATACAAACGCTCAACTGGTGCTGCCAAGATAACGCATGCCAATTTATTACCTGCAACGGCGTCACCACGATAAGTTAGTGTGCCGCTTTTGGTTGATAGAAAAGTTGTTTGCAAAGATGATTGCTCAGCTTTTAAACTTTCAACAGCCAAAGCTGCTAATTGGTCTTCGAATAATGCTACTTGATTTGATGCTGCTGGTGCTTTTGCCATGATGGCTCCTTTTTTACGAGTTAACGAGTTACTTGCGACGAACGGATAGTTCCCAGTTTGTCGATGACGACGTACCGGGTATTGCTTCCCCTGACTCCCACCGTTCTTTAAAGGCGGCAGAGGATAAACGCTTGTGAAGAAGTTCAAATTCACCTGTGCTTGCAACATGCTTATAGAACGCATCCCAATCCGTAATCGCCGGATGGGTGACCTGACGCATGGTGCACGAAGCTTTTTCGGACGCTGCCTGTGTGATACCGGCATTGCCCATTTGCTCCATAATGTCCGCTTCAACAGCGGCAAGCTTTTCATTACATTCTTTGATCTGTTCATTAAGGCTTTCCTTCAAAGCTTTGACTTCAACAAATTGGTTGATAAGATCGTTAATATTCATTTTACTTCCTTAATTGCCATGTTGATAATATTTTGCATTTCTGGTTCTGGTGCTTCCCAACCTAATGGCTTAACAACATCGTATTGATTGCCACGAATTGAACGACAAAATTCATTGGCAGGTTCTTTTTTGAGATTAGCCTGATGCACTACCTTAAACAGCTCATTGAAAGGTAGACCCATAGCATGCGCAGCGCCAAGTGCTACATACACCAAGTCAACGATTGCATCAGCAGCACCAACTAAGTTTTGCTCCTCATTAGCGCGGAGATACTCAGATAGCTCCTCCATGATAAACCGAGCAAAGTACGATGTCTCTTCAGACGAAAGTAAATGCGGTGAATTGCTGATTGGCAATTTCATTTTGGTTCTAAACTCACCAACTGCGTCAAACATTATGCGGCCTCCTTGTGTTGTGATTGCCAGATATCGGTAAGCCATACTGGCGGTAATTGTTTGCCTTGACGGTAAACCATAGGCATACGGTTTGCTTTGCTGGCGTAAAAGTTGCGATACGATTCGACAGCGTCGTCGGACTTGTATTCGTCGGGCATAGCAAGTGTAGGTGGGCACCATGTGTACGGCATTGCTTGTAAAGCTGGTGGAGGTAACATAAGCTCGTTGGCAATGACATCGGCAGATTTGTGGCGTTTGCCGTAACGGCGATAGAATTCGTAGCCAAGGTATTGGCCGAG